CTGTCTCATTCATTTCGCCGCTCTTCTGTATGTAATTATACGGATCAATAATGGCACCACGAATACCGTGACGAAGAACTGCAGCCCTCAGTCTTTCGATAATACTTTCTATCGTAGATAGAGAACCATCGGCTTGGTAAAGAAATGAAAAGTGCGATTGAACAAATTGCTTTCCTCGCATGTAGTCGTCGTGATCCAACCGATCCATCTGACCCTCGAAGAAGGGCTTGCCGATATGCTTCTGGATTAGCTTGGCGATATGAAGTCGCGGCTCGTTCTCGAAGGAACAGATGCCAAACTTCCAACCTTTTTCTTCCGCCATATTGACCATGATCTGATCTATAAACTCAGACTTACCTGATGAAGGGTGGCCAGTAACAACGGTAAGCTGACCAGTGACCACGGTGTAAAGCTCATCGACATTGTCGTATCCAGTACTCTCGCCACGGCCCATGCCGTTCTCATAGATTTCATCAACCTCATCATAGAAATGTTCAGCGTCATACAATCCAGAGATAGGCCACGGCTTTGCCGCCATGACTATCTTATCAACACCATCAGTGCCATCCTTCAATAGGACATCGTTAGCATCCTTGCACCCCTCTGGGTACTCAACTTTGAAGCAGCGATCCTTCCCGATGCGCCGAGCTATCTCTTCAGCGGTTACCTGTCCCGCCTGATCTCCATCCATAGCAATGATGACACGAGCAGCGTTCTCTATCTTTTTCTTTGCGGGGTATAAGTACTTGAATTTATTATCTTCTTTTGGGTCTACGTTCCCCTCGACGATCTTGATTACCGCGCCAGTTGGGATTGATACAACGCTTTCGTATCCTGTTTCCATGAAAGCAAGCGCGTCCATCTCGCCCTCGCATATGATTAGATCATCATTGCGAACCACGTTGTCCAAGTTGAACAAAGTTATCGGCGCGCCGTTGCAGATAAATCCCTTCCCCTCAAGCGATCTAATCTTGTAGGCATACTCTTGCTTCTCATTCGTGTATGGAAACATTAGGCACTCTGTTTCCTTGCTGAGTGCGGGGATATAATTACGCGTGGATACGACACCCGCCTTGTCGGCTGTCTCCTTGCTGATGCCACGCCCTTCTAGCCAAGCCAGTGCCGCATCAGACAGTGGCTCCTTCCTAACATTCGTTGCTATTGACATAGGTTTCTCCTTGATCTCTGGCATTACCTCACGCAGAGGAACGATCCCATCAAGTTGACAGTGCCAACAATTGAATAGGATTTTGCTTTGTTCAATGCGTAGAGATAAAGTCTTTTCGTTTTTCTTTTTACGGCTTGAGCTACAGCTTGGGCATTTTATTTTATGTTGTCCGATCCCAAGTCTATAAGCCTCGCCACGAACTTGCTGTTCGATCTGCACGACTTTTCTCCTTCTCTGATTCGTCCATCATACGCGATCAGATTAGGCTCAGTCAAATTCGATTTTTGTGCCGCCTAATATATTATTAATATATATTAGTCTTCCGATATAGGTATATCGTCTACCGTACGACTACCGATAGCGGTTATAGTATCGTATGAGAGATAGTCTGGAAATTTATTTACATCACATGAACGGACGCGGATGATTGTTCGTGGGTTCTCCTTGTCCAAACCCCAGTAAATAAACTTCTGCTTTACCTGCCTGTCGTTCTTGTAAATCTTTTTCTGCATGCAATCTAGGATCAAGCTCTCGTCGAGATCGGGTCGGCGCGATGCGTAGTAGATCATCATCTCAACCATAACATCTTCTTCAGTCGGCACTCCAAGGACAGGACACTGACTGTCGAAGTCAACGACATAGGCCCGAGCTTTGGCTGACTTGATTAATGCGGGTCGCCCCTTGATCAGAACCATCTTTCGAGAGTTAGCCTTGGATGCAGGTTCTCCATAAACAGTAAATTGAAAGTCAAACATTACACGTTTTTCCCCATAATTATTATTATTTGACAAACTTTCCCTACTATGATCTAACTACATTCGAGTGGAGTAAACAATGAAAATAACAAACTATCAGAACTTACCTGATGCGTTCTTGAATTTTGCGCGTGACGATAAGTATTCAAAGGGGAAGGCCGACATTAGTGTAACGACACTAATCGATAGCCCACGCATTAGGCTTCTCAAGGATCGGCACTATGACGAACTTGAGACTGATGTGGTTGATATGATCTGGCCCTTGTTCGGCACAGCCGTGCATCATATTCTCGAAAGCGCAGACGATCCCGCAAACGTGACGGTTGAAGAACGCCTGTATTCAGATGTAATGCACTGGACTTTATCTGGTGCCTTGGATCATCAAAAGGTTTTGAAGAACGGCACTGTTGAAATCACAGACTACAAAGTTACATCTGCTTGGTCAGTGATGTTGGGGAAGTCGGCTTGGGAGTATCAGCAAAACGTGTATGCATGGCTTGTGGAAAATTCTTTGGGCGGCAGCAACCGTCAGAAGAAGGTAACCAACATTCGCATATGCGCCATACTCAGAGACTGGCAGAGACGCAAGGCAGAGTTCGATAGTAACTACCCTCACGCTCCAGTGGTTGTCATTGACCTACCGCTGTGGAGCGAAGAGGAGAGAGAGAATTATATTCTTGAGCGGGTGCATGCGCATCAAGATGCTCAAGCTAATTACGATCTTCATGACAAGCTGCCTCTGTGTAGCGAAGAAGATCAATGGGCGAAGCCTAATCAGTGGGCTGTAAAGAGAAAGGGTAGAAAAAAAGCACTGAAGTTACATGCATCAGAAGAGGATGCGATCAAACATGCAGAGACAGATGACGAGTTAGAGATAGAGTTTCGCAAAGGTGAGAAGACCAGATGCGAAGGGAACTATTGCGGCGTTGCAGATTTCTGCGAACAATTTAGAGGATGGAAAACGAAATGACCAAATCAGTTTGGGCAACATTATCCAAGATCAATGTGAATGATCACACAGAAAAGAAGAATGGATTGACATACCTGTCATGGGCTTGGGCTTGGGGCGTACTCAAGGAAAACTTTCCAGATGCCACATTCGAAAAGCATATCCAACCAAATGGTATGCCTTACATAAAAGATGAAAACGGTTACGCTTACGTTCAGGTCAGTGTGACTGTCGATGGAATTAGTTCTACTGAACTTTTTCCAGTACTGGATTACCGCAATAAAGCGATACAAAATCCAGATGCGTTCTCAATTAACACAGCCTTTCAGCGTGGCCTAGCTAAAGCTATCAGCTATCACGGACTAGGACACTACATCTATGCAGGTGAGGACTTACCTCAGTCAGATGGAGAGGCATCAAAGCCAGAGGTAAAGTTAGTGAAAGAGCCAGAACCCGCACACAATAACGACGAGTGCTTAGGTGAGATGATCAACACCTTTGCATGGAAGAAAGAAGACAAGGAACCCCGCAAGGTATACGATTGGGATTCTTGGTCTGATGTAGCTTGCTCATGGATTAAAGCATGCAAGAGTGAGAAGATGTTGAACCAATTCTACACGGCAAATAAGAAGCTATTTGATCGTGCGAATGCAGAAGCTGCAAGCAAGTACGAAACTGTAATTGATTGCATAAAAAATAAGAAGTCAGAGCTAAAGGAGAAAGCAGCATGAATGACTATCCCGCATCAGGTATCCTATTCCAGAACGACAGGAAGCAGAATGACCGTCAGCCAGACTACACTGGCAACCTAGAAGTAGACCGTGAGACAGTGGTCGATCTCTGGAACCAGTTGCAAGAGGGCAATGAAAAGCCAAAGGCTAATCTTGTCGGGTGGCGCAAGACATCAAAGGCGGGTCGCCCATTCCTATCATTACGCAGCAGCGTCCTGATGGAACGCAAGGGTGACAGCACAACGTCGAACGGCAGCAGCTATCAAGGTAATGCTAATAGCAATCAGCAAAACCTAGACGACGAAATCCCATTTTAAAAAATGCTCATTCCGAAACATAAGCGCGTTCGGGATGAGGCATATCTGAATACTCTGCGGGGTACACCCTGCTTAGTATGTAAGCGTGGCTCTCAGGCCCACCACTTGCAGCACGTTGGGGAACGTGGTGTGGGTATGAAGTCGGGAGATAACTGGGCGGTGCCTTTGTGCCACGCTTGCCATGAGCAACTACACAAGTTCGGCGACGAAAGAACGTGGTGGGACTTGGAAGGGATAGACCCAATCAAATGGGCGGAAGACAATTACACAAACTATAGAGATGAGAGATGAAAGAAATTAGAGAAGCAGCTATAGGTTTCGAGGCGGTCAAAGCATCTATGAGCCAGACAAAACAGGGTGTAGCCCTGCGGCTTATAGTTCATCCGAATGACTGCCCACCAGAGCTACACACCGACTGGGTAGGAACAAGATATATGGTCGCAATGGTTCGTCTTAATGATCAGGATGAACCAGAGACTAGGGAGAACGAGAGGCATATAGAAAAGCTAATAGCCTCAGCAGGTTTTTTATGTAGGAACGTAGAGTTTCAAGGGTGGCTCGGCGAAAGAGGATTGGTTGACGAGTACTCTGAGAAGGCCGCAGTCGCTGCTATAAGAGAGTATTGCGGAATTAAATCTCGGGCAGAGATTAGAGACAACGCACAAGCTCGTGCAAGGTTTGAAGAACTAAGAGGAGATTTCATCAAATGGAAAAAGAGTTAAAGCCAATGATCGGCACACAGGAAGTATGCGATTACTTGAATATAAACAAAAAGACATTAATGACATTATTGGAAAGCGATAGGGGGTTTCCAAAGCCGTTCGAAATAAGCCCGAAGCTGAGGCGGTGGGATAAAGAAGAAATAATTTCTTGGGTTGGAAGTCAAAGATGATTGTTAACCTATCCCCTGAAGAGATATCAACGTGCAAGAAGGCCGCGTCAATGAGGTGGCAGCTTGCGCGTGTATCTAACGTAGCCAACCAAAGAAAAGATGCCTCAAGATCTGACGAACAGATTGATGAGCTTGGTGTTATGGCAGAGCTATGTGTGCATAAGTTGTTCAATATTGAATTTAACTACTCACTATCTGGCATAGACACGGGTGCCGACTTATATATCGGCGACTACTCTATAGATGTTAAGTCAACCTTCTATCCTGATGGCAAGCTGATCTTCAAGAGTAATGATTACTTCAAGGCTGACGCTTGCATCTTAGTTTGCCAAATAACTGAGGGAGAGTACAGGATTGCGGGATGTATATCTCGCGCAGGGTTCAATCATAAAAGTGTAAGGGGTAGGTTGAAACCTGACCTGCCTGAGTGCAACTCAGTCGGTCAGAACGAACTGACCGACATAAAGGAACTTTGGTCTTTGGTTATGCAGAGGAAACTAAAGTTCAATTGAACTAAATATCTCTCATTAAAACATTACCTCGGCTAACTAGCATGGCTATCTGATCTTCAAGGCGTTGGATGGCCTCTTTTCTTTTCTGCTCAGATATTCTTGCATTAGTTCTTACAGCCTTCTTCATCTTGTTAAGCTTAGTGATACGCTTGTTGATCTCCATCATTGGCTTAATCAACCGTATCTCATCGGCGTACTTCTCACGCAGTTTAATGATCTTATCTCTGTCGCCATCATCAACTGCATCCTTCAGTGATGACTTGATTGCCATGATGTCATTGCGCTTCTCATAGAAGCTGCCAGACCTATCCTTATTTGTCACTGCAGTGAACGCCTTGTTCACGATGGGGGTGCGGCGAACCATATCCTTCTCCCACTCACCCATCAAAACTTCTGGTGTACGAGCTGCAGCTTCTCCTGTCTGAACGAGGAAGCGTCCTGCTCCACCCAACATAAAGTCTGTGATATGTTCGATGACATCAGGTTGAATATCGACACGCATTCCAAGGACTGTCCCGGGGATGCTCTCGTCTCCACCGCCAATATAATCATTTATAAATTTAGATATACCGACAGCGGTTGGACTCGTTGTAGACCAGTACAAACCACTGCGCGACTTGTATTGCTCGTATGGTGAAAGCTCCTTGTAGATAGGATCATTCATGAAGTTCTTGTTGGTTAGCAACTCAAGGGGCATATCTCCTACAGTTGGAGACAAGAATGTAAGTAGGTTGTTCCCGCCAAATGGGTTAACTGTTTCAACTACAGTGCCAAGTGTTGATGTCGCTGCCTGAGCGGGAGTGTATGTGCCGTTGTATCCACTGGCACCTCTTGTCAGGTTAGCCAGTGATCTACCGAAGTTGTAGAACATGTTAACGCCGTAGGCCAATGGGATCGTCACGAAGACACCATCACCATTCAGGTCAGGCAGAACGATGCTGTGTGCCAGTTTGTAGTCTCCAAGATCATCGTAATCTAGGATACCATCCTCGTCTTCATCGTCTGATGTAATGGCATTGAGCCAATCCATAGTGAAGCCCATTGCCACAACAGATGCCATAAGTTGACGACCACGCTTATTGTTTATCAGCGAGTTCACCATAGCCATTGAGCCTTGAAGTGAAGCATTGAAGAAGAGGTAGAGAGAGTTTAAGCCGTACTTTAACTCACCACCTTTAGCAAAGTTAGTAGTCAACTGACGCGCCGCAACTGCTGCTTCTTTTAAAGCTCTATCTGTCGGCACTCCCTGACCCTCTAGCTCAAGAACCATGCGATCAAAGAATGCCAGTCGGACGGAGTTCTCCGCTGCAGTGTTTAGTGCCTCAACATAATTAAGGATTGAGCCGCCACCCTTCTTAGTGCCGTTCCATAATCTGTTGACCGCAGCCTTGTTCCCTTTAGCATCCTCGGTGACAATGCTGTTGATGGTCTTCTGAATATCCTTGGCGTTGTTTATTTCATTCGCCATCTGGTTCAACTCGTTGGCACCGCCGTTCTCACGGAACTGGTTATAACGATTTCTCCAGTACGGATCGCCGCCCTCTTTACCATTGACCTCTTTAAGTACTGCCTTGAACGCAGGTCGTGTACCCTTGATGATGTCTTTGCCGACACCCTTTAATCCGTACTGCTGTGCATTGAACGCTGCAGTCTCAATGTCTCGTGGCAAGTTTGACAAAATAAATGCAGGGTTCCAGCTAGTCAAAAGGTTTGCATAGAAACGTGTGAGTGTGTGCAGGCCGCCAAGGAAAGCGTTAGCCTGAGAAGCGGATGTACCTTTGAATGCGTTGGCAAGTCTCGTATCACTAAAGCCAACCAACACTTCTTCTCCATTGATACGAACTGGAAGAACACCACCATCTTCATCAATGTCAAAGTTCCTGTCTGGCATAGTTGAGATGACACCATTACGGATAACTCTGCGAAGAGGATGACGCTCTAGTATCTCGGCACCTATCCCTGTTGTATCAACATCATCTGACTGAAGAAGCCTAACGAATGCCTGACCGACTTTGTTCTT